AACAAATCTAGTAATTCTGCTCGTGTCATTTGTATGACCTCCTCTTTAAGTTATATTACGCAGCAACTGCGCCAAATGTTGCAAAGTGTCCGATTGCATAACCAAAGGCGTTTCCAACTACTGCTTCTGCTGATGCATCAAAATCATCAATGAAGAACGCTATTCCACCACCAACAGTATCGCTAATATCAATATCGTCGTGGGTGTATAAATCAACATAGGTGCCTACGGCATCGATGGTAATTTTTGCAGCATTTCCGACAGGAACGGAATATTGGGTTAACTCATCGATTGGATAAATCTCTACATATTTTGCACCTGCAACGCCAGCAGAATTATCACAGTCAGCAGCAGCAACACCTAAACCTGTAAGTGCAAAAACAGTTCCGACATTTGTTGCATAACCACTGCCATCGTCAAACATAAAATCACCTTTGGCAATGGAAACGGCAGCTGCTTTTTTAGTCCTCCTTGCCGGAGGAGCGCCAAACGGAATAAACCCGTGTGTTTGATACCTTGATAATTTTTTACTCATTTTTAAAACCTCCTTACAGTTCGTTCAGATTGAGTTTAACTTCTCGGGGAATATCGTGGACATCCCTTGTTCCGTGCCCATAACCGCATTCAGGACAGACATCAGGTCTGCCGTCGGTTATCCGATAAGGAATTGAACCTTTGCATTTACCACAAGTGTAAAATGCTACCTCATCTTTACTCTGTCTGTCAGGCACTCTTTATTCCCTTTTTTTCTCTGAATTTCTTTAAAGCAGAATCTATTATATTTTGAGGAGTATTCAGGTCTTTAAGGGTTTTTATCAGCACTTTCTCTTGTTCAGAGATTTGTGTCTTGAGTTCCCTTACCCTGAGTAAAGTGGAATTTAGCCCAATATCCGGAGGATTTGTCAGTTCATCGATAATGGTTTGCTGTTCTTTAACTGTCTCTTCCAACTTGTCTATCCTTTCTTGGTCTGGCGTCTTAATAGTTAAAGATTTACTTGCAATGCGTTTCTCCATTTCAGTTACTACAAGTTCAGGGCCATTTTCCTTAGTTAAATACTGCTCGGGATTTTCTTTCACGATTTCCGAAGTAATGCGATACTTCTCGTTTTCCTGGCAAAGCGTTTCCTGTATTTCCTTGTCAGTCTTTCCCTGAGATCTCAATTCAGCTTCCCTCTTTGCAGTATCTAGTTCAGGATGCCTTATCAAGACCCTTTTGTTAGATTCATCTTGTTTGCCTACAAAGTCTTTGATAAAAGTATCCTTCTGTTGTGCCCTGATATCCGTAGAACGTTCACGGGAACGATATAATGCACGTTCAGCAATCCATTCCTGCGCAGAGACTTGGTCTTCAAGTAACCATTCTTCGAGTTGGTCCCTTGACATTTCCCTGCGCTGTTCACGAGGCTTATCTTTGTCTTCCTCAAGATATTTCTTGGTTCGTTCAACCTCTTTTTGCTTCAAGATAGTGGTAAGTTCGTCCTTTTTGTCTGGCTGAATAAGTTTCTTGACGAGGTTTTCATTTTCCTGTTTCTGGACTGCAAGTTCATTACGCAGGTTTTGTGCTTCTTTTGAAGTCTGGTCTTCAACTAGTTTTAGTTTATTGACCACTTCATCAATACGCTTTTGGGATTCTTCTTTTACTCGCTTAATTTTGTCTTCAATAGACAAACTAGCTTCTTCCCTTTTGCGCACTTCCTCTTCAAGAACTCCGGCTCTTTTTTTCTCTTCTTCAGTTCGCTCTTCAGATTTTTTAGCAAGAATCTCGGCATCCTTCTTGATTTGTGCCTCTGTTTCCTGCTGTTTTTTCTTTGCGTCCTCAGAAGTCTTTTTCTCAGACTCAGACAACATCGGTTCACGAACCTTTTCTATGGACTCTTTTTGCTTGCCCACCATACCTTGAAGTTCTTTTTTTGCTTCTTCCACCTTTATCTCTGGCATTTTTCTACTCCTTCAATACCATAACTGAATTAGGTCAGTTAAGTAACCTCTCTACCATCAGTTTTCTAAGGAAAAACTGAAGAAACCTTTTAAATAATAAAAGCCGAATACTCCAGATTGCTACTGGGGATACTCGGCTTGACGAGATTAAATCTATAACTTAATTATTTCTTTTTAGTAATTCCTCTACATTTCGCACAAGTATATTGTGCATCGTCACTACAATGATAATTATCTACTTCTACTATTTTATTGCATTTCATACAAACAAGTTTCCTCTTCATTCAATCTTCTTCGGTCTGCCTCTTGATTTCGGCTTTTCCTCTTTCGGTGCTTCGGATTTTGGTGTTTCTTTTTTCTCTGCCGCCTCTTTCTTAATTCCTGCGGCATATTCCTTGACCTTTAATTCTTGTTCTTTGCGTTCTTTTTCATCCGCGATGAACTGTGCCTTACTCTTGAATTTATTATCTGGGTTGTATGGCGCACGTTCACTCGGTGGGACGTATTTTCCCTTATCCGTAGTCTTAAGTCCTTGTTCTTTCTTATCTGCCATTTCTTATCCCTCCTTTTTTAATTCGACTATTCTTTTTTCTATCAACTCCATTATTTTTTCTAAATCATCAAATTTACAAAGCACACCATATGCTTGAATGAGGCTTTGTTCTCGCACAAAACGATTAACTTCTTTTTGAAGATACTCTTTATGGACAAGTAACAATTGCCTAAATCCCCTTGAAGTAAATATTGTGCTTAGTTCACTTAATTCTGCAAAGTCAACTGGAGTTTTAGGCATTGGGAACTCCTTCTCCTTGCCCAGGTTGTCCTGCTGGCATACCGGTTGGGGGGGCGACTGCACCTGGTGCTTGGCCTTGAGGTTGATTCATAATTACATTACCCGCTATTGTATTCGCCATTGTTTCCTGTTGGACATTCTTTAGGAATTTCATATAATTGATGATAGTTTTGAAAAGATGTGCATCAAAATTCGGACGATATTCTTCGGGAAGTAGGTGATACTTTTCTTCTTTTTGTTTGGTATGACCTTGAAGGTGTTGTAATGCTAACATAGTTTCGCCTTCAGGTGGGTCAAAATCCTCTCCGTTCATAAACTGATACCACTCGTGGTCGAGTTCAGCTGCATCAAACTTGGCCTTGGGCCTTTCTCCTAAATATCTCTCCACTTCATTGTCAGATAGTCCTAATATCTCTTTGAATGTATCAGCAGTTAAATCATAACTACCTTGAGGATTGATTTGTGGATTTAACCAGATACTCTGTTGTCCTACTTGGAATGCCCAGAGTTGTAATTGTTTACGATATGACTTTGAACCGGCTACTACATCAGGTGTCATTTGAACCACAGTATCACCTTGTAATGCATCTACTGAAAGATTGGGGAATAACTTTTTGCCGTCTATGCCTACTACTCTCTCAGCCAACCCTTTTGGCGGATAGTCCTGATATAATTCAAACCACATACCTATTGCTTCACAGATATCTTCTATAATTCTTGATATCCATAACCCAAACCGTGTCTCTGATTGTTTATCCACAAGCAAGTCTTGGCCTAATGTTTTATTTCTTTGCTGACCTACAGAAAAATAACTAGCCGCACCAGTCAGTCTCTCCAAGACCTCAAAGAGTATCCTCATATCGGATTCAGCCCAGGCCATTGAACGCTGTATGTTGGGTATATTTATACTTGAAGGGTCATCTGAAGGATATAATACCATTGGCTCAATATCATATTGTGCCTTAGTATATGATTCATCAGGCTTAAAGAATCCGAACGGACAATTAGTCACAAACTGGAAGTCTGATTTCTGATTAAAGACATTATTGAACGCATTGACGACTGGGGCAATTATCTGCATTACCGAAGTTCCCCTTATCTGTCCTGGCTCCTTACATAATGCGCCGCCAGCATAGGGAATTTTCCCTGAACGATTGATTTTGCGTAAAGGTTTTCCACTTAAAAATTCATCATTTACCAGGTCTACAGTAATTCTATATCGCTCTGTCCTACTATTCTTAGTATAATATCCATACCATTCGTATAGGTCTATTGATAAACGTCTTACATCTGCATCGGTCATAACCTCGGAACTAATTCCTTGTTCCTTTAATTTCTCCGCGCCCAGTGTTCTTTCTTTTTCCTTGAATGCGTGATTATGGAGTTTTTTCTTATACCCTTCTCTGTCTGAAGGTATGAAGACTTTGCGGTTGATATAATCTAAAACTATCTCTCCATCTAAGTGAAGTATCTGAATAAAGAATGGAAGTTCTTGTATGTTCCCACCGTACTGAGGTATGAGTATATCATCTATGTCAGGGATATTCTCAATTACACCCTTGGTAAGTTTCACCTTCTCGGTCTTGATATCCCACTTGTAAGTGTTTCCTTTCTTGTCCTTGACCGGTATCCTCTTGTCAACCC